AGACCGGCCTGATCCTTGAAGTTCGTGCGGATTGCGATCATTGCGTTCAGCAAGGTGGCTTCGTTAAGATCGACCTGCGTCGTTGGGGTGTTTGCAACCGTCGAGCCGTCGATAGGATGCGCCGTGGAGCAGAGTGCTACACCGTCGCCGCCGACCGCTGCATTGTAGGTCGTTGCCGTGTTCAAGAGGTTCGCGCCGTAGATTTCCTTGGTCTGCTGGAAAGATTCAATCAGGCCGAGGTTCGAAGGGGTGAACTGGGTCTTGTAGAGGTTGTCGTCGATTGCCTTACGGGTGATCGCGTAGCCGAGTGCGATTTCCGTATGTTCTTGGTTGTACACAAAACGCTCACCAGAACCCGAATCGAAAGCCGTCTGGCCACCTTCGCTCTTAAGCTGAGCGAGGCCGAGGTAACGCATTTCTGCGGTACGTTCGAGAGCCATCTTCGAATCGTGCTTCGTGAAAATCTTGTCGTACTGAGATGGGATCATCTCGTACTTGCCTTCAACACCACGCAAACCGGGGAGCAAAAGGTCTTTAATCTGTGAGAGATTAACAGCCATAGTTCATTACTCCTTACGAGATGCCAGTTGGGCCAGCGCCATTCGTGCGCCAAACTTCATTGTTGAAGCCGACGATCAAATTGCAATACTGGGTGGTTGGATCGCCGCCGTTGCCGAACGAAGTGGCATAATCAACGACGATGAATGGGAAGGTCACCGTGGTGCCAACCGAAGAGATGTAAGCGCCAGAACGACCGGTAGCGGTGTTACCCGTGCCGATGGTGAACTGTGCATACTGACCCTGAACGCCAGAAGTCTGAGCAGAAGCCGTACCCGTGATAGGGAAGCCAGCACCAGAAGACTGAACAACGAAGCGGGAGTTTGGATCATCGATTACATAGGCTTCGACGTCGTAAGACGAATCCGAACCCGGCCAGTAAGCCGACCAAACGGTGCGCTTCTGCGAGGTGGAGAGGTACTTACAACCAACGAAGATACCAGCGAGTACAGTCGTACCAGCAGCGGCCTGCGTGATGTAGCCATTGGCAGAACCAATAACGGGCATTACAGGATCGCCAGTGAAGACGGCAGTGGTGTTGCTAGAGGCAATTTTACGGGTTGACTGAGCGAACGTCGGAGCGCCACCTGCGCCACCCTGATACTGCAAGAAACCGTAGGGCGCAAAGGTATTGGCCATGACGGGATTCTCCTTTCAGAGAGTTTCCATCATCGCGCAGCAGGGCGATTGTGAAACAGGATTTATGATCAACCTTCCGCAGCAGGGGAGGGTCGGCCAGCAATATAGACACGTTTGCATCTATAAGTAAAGGGGGGCCAAAGCCCCCCTTCGTATTACTGCTCTGGAACGTAGAGGTTGTGGTCCTTGTTGATCTTCGGAGCCACCTGAGCATCCTCGCGGCTGATCAAGCCACCCTTGCCCTTCGGATCGAGCTGACCTTCCTTCATGCGGACCTGCGCCCGTGCATTGCGGAGATCACGAGCCTTGATGTCATTGGTGATTTCCAGAGGACGCTCACAGAGCACCATGCCGTCACGCTCGATTGCGCCGACAGCGCCACGGGCCATCATGTCGGGATGCCGTGAGGTATCAACTGGCTCCCAACCCGAACGGGCCATCTTCTGCAGATAGGCTGCATCGACGTAACCCATGACCGACTTTACCTTCCACTCGTATGACCAGCCATCAGGCGGGATCGGGGTGGCGAACTTGTCGGTGCCTTCGTCTACGTTGGCGTTGTTGTGGTCGCGAAGCTCGGCAACACGACGTGCGGCGCGTTCCTGAGAGGTCTCTTCGTGCTGCATTGCAGGGCGCAATGCCAAACGGCCTTTATCCTTGATCGTCTTCATATCCATATTCCTTTCTTAACCAGCCATCCGGCCAGACTTGATGAGTGCAACTTTGTTTTGGGCGTATTCTTTTGGCGTCATGCCCATGTCCTTTGCAGCTTCCTGCTCGGCGCGGGTCAAAGTGACGACGTTTGGGCGACCACCGGTGCCAGTTCCAGAGCGAGACACTGGAGCAGCCGGTGGAGCGGATGCCCGACGCCCGGAAGTTGATTCTGAGGCTTCTGACATGGCTGTTTCCTGCTGTGGTGCCTTGGTCTGATTGATTCTGAGGCGGGTTTCGAGGAAGTTGAAGTAGTCCGGGGTATCCGGCATAATGCCATCGTCCACCGCATCATCATGTGCGCGGCGCAAACGACGAGCCATAGCATCATCATTGATGACATCGGGGTTCTTGCGGACCCATTCAGCCGACTTTGGGGTCAACTGAGCTGCCAGAGCCTCAACCTTATCGGCTGCCGGTGCTGGCTGGGCCTTAAGCTGCGCTTCGTAGTGCTTTTTGCCATCAGTAATCTGGCGGATGTTGTTATCCGTCTGATTAATGGCCATGAGGATGTCGGCTTGGGCGTCTGTGTCACCAATGGCTACTGCTTCACGAAGATTTGCCTTCAAAATCTCCTTGTTGCGGGTCTCGGTGTCGATTGCGGTGTTCAACATCCGCAAATCGCTGTCAGCTTTGTCGCTTGTAGCTACACGAGCCTGATCACGGGCTTGTTGGGCCTGCTGTTCAGCACGAGCACGGGCAGCTTTCTCCTGTTCAAGCTCACGGCGAAGGGCTTCAATGCCATCATCGACCGTAAGTTCGGGTTTTGTCTCGATTTTTGGCTCATCTGGAGCTTCAACGATGACAATTTCATCTTCTGGAACTGTTTCCAGTGCCAATTCGACCTGATCTTCTTCCATTTTTATCTCCTTACCACACTAAATCGGGGTGCTTGATGCGGCCACGGATGACCACGTCGTCCATTAAGCGGCATGGCTGGCCATTAATGGCGACAGACCAGCCGTCAGATGGCCGAAACACCACCCAATCGCCGATTTTCACATCAACATCCTTGAACCAGCGACCCGTTTCGTCATCAAAGGCAGACGGACCCTTCTTTACGACAAGGCCAACCTTGCCCTGATACTTGTCTTGCTCGGTAGTCTCGTCCGCCAAGATGATACCGGACTTGGTTTTGTTGGGGCGAATGTAGATTGCGACGAGGATGTTGTTGTTGAACACCTCTACTTCATCGAGGTCGCCAAGGCTTGCCAACAAATCTTCTTTAAAGTTGTCAGCATGTGTCATTTTCATTGGAGGCATTAGAACTTCTCCGCATTGGTTTGCGCGATATCGAACATTTCAAGGACTGCATGGAAGGCTTGCACCATGCCAACGTACTTTTGGTATGTTGAGTAATCGGCCACGTAGCCTGTTGAAATGTAACTCACGATCTTTTTTTCTTCTTCGACGATTAACTTTTGCAGTTCGTTTGCGAACTTCGCTGCTGTAGTTTGCATATTGCCCTCTTGTAACCCCTTGTGATGATAGACCGGACGCCCCAAGGGGCTGGAAAGGCGTCCGGCCTTCTCTCATCTGGGCAGCTGCGAACTCCGCCCAGAGAAACTTTTACTTACGCTTTGGTGGTGTTAAACCATAAGCCTCAATCTTTTCAAGACGCGCTTTACCACCTCCTGCACCGGCATCAATCGGATAGTTCGTGCGGCCACCAGCCTTACGGGGCATCATGCCCGGCTGCTGCATCATGCCCGGCTGACCCATCATAGGCTGTTGAGGCATAACTGGCTGCTGCCCATAACCGGCTGCATTGCCAAGCGAACCACCGACCATCTTGCCAGTGCGTCCACCAGTTGCACGGCCCGGCATCTGCGGAGGCATTTGCGGAGGCATGCCGCCCATAGGAGGAGCGCCGCCTGCCATTGCTGGAGGAGGAACTGGAACGCCTACAGGGGGACGAGGAGGCATTACAGGCGCGTTTGGCATGGACTGTGGCTGCTGGCCGTGTCCGCCCATCACGATGTTGATGGTTGTCTTGCCAGTGCGGCCACCCTTGGCATGGGCCTTGCGGCCACCGACTTCGCCGGGGTTCTTCTGCTTGGAATTGCCAGAGAAGATACCGCCACCAGTGTACTTGCCGGTACGGGCTTCTGGCTTGACCATGCGCTTGATCAGCGCCTTGTCTTCAGCCACGTCCTCGTGCTCGATCTTGCCGCCCTTCTTCGCTCCTTGCGTCGTCAGGTTCGTATCGGGCATATAACGGTCTTGATCGGCAGGACGACGAGGAGGAGTAGGAACCGGTGCCTGACGGCCACGGCCCATCTGCCCACGCGCGATTTCATCCTTGCGAATCATGTCGGCAATGACGTCGCCGCCATCGGCCTTCTTGGCGCGACCGCCCTTGTTCATCATGCCGGTAGCTTTGCCCATCGAACGGTTTTGCATGGCAACTGGATTGTCGCCAATGGTGCCGCCGCCGAGCTTACCGGTGCGACCACCCTTCTTGAATGCGCCGACATGCTTAATGCCTTCGCGCTCTTCATTGGCTTCACGGACATTGCGGTTGATCAGGCTGTCAGCGGTAAGCGCACGGCCACCGGACTTACGGGGCTTGCGATCAGCGCGTTTCATGGCTTCGGCACCGATGACCTTGCCACCCTTCTTGAACAGACGCTTTGAGATCGGACGAGCGCCGGTCTTGATGTCTGCGTTTTCAGGGGCTGGCGGCGTCCACGACGAGCTGTCCACCTTTTCCCGTGGGTCGCTTTGCGTAAGGCGCTTAGCCTTTGACCGTCCACGGTCGTCCTTCTTGTATTCTTCCATAGTACGTACTCCAGAGTTATCAGCGGCGTCCCGCTTTGCTGCCAATGGGTTGATACTTTGACGCTGGCAACGGTGCGCCAAATTTCGAGATCACATGATCTGTCATCTGAGAACCGACTGTACGCCGGTAAACTTTGCCACCTTTTTTGTATGGCTCATCAACCCATTGATATGTACCATCTGGCATTAATTTCTGTACCATTTTATTCTGTGGACCGCCGCCATGACCGGCTGCTGCGGCTGATTCTGCTCCGGCACGCTGTGCACCAAGAACATCATATTGAGCATGTGTATATGCATCATAAGGGTTCATACCTTGATCAGCATATCCAGTCTGTTTACGACCAATCTGCTGCTCTGCATTCATGCCAAATAAACCCGTAATACCCTGTACGAAATCTGCAACAGGACCAGTTCCTGTAATAGTAGTAGGATTAATCGGAGGCAATGGAACATTGCCAGTCATAGGAATTGATGCGGGTTGCGATGCGGCGATGGTTTGTTGCGGTTGTGGCGAAAAACCCATATTTTGAGGAATAGTATCGCGGGCCTGACGAAAAGCTGCATTGGCATTCGGTTGGAACGGCGCAGCAGGTTGCGCTACATTGTATGCCGTGTCAGGCGTTGGCGAGTGTGGTGCTGTTGGCTGCGTAAATGGTGTAGCAGGCGCACTGGAACCATACGCCGTATCAGGCGTTGGTGTATGAGGAGCTATCGGCTGTGAAGGTGTTGGCTGCGACCATGCAGGCTCAACCAAATTGGATTCAAGCGTTGATTCATAATGCTGCGGTGCAACAGTTGCAGGTGTTGAAAACACGTCATTGCTGCGCGGATCAAGCTGGCTTGTACGCATATCGGTCGTTGCTGGCGTACCAAATGCCGTTGCCATTTTTTGTTCGGCCACACTTGCCGCACTTGGCGGAGAGCCTACAGACGTTGTTGCAAAGCCGATTTTTTGGTTTGCCACGCTTTCGGCGCTTGGTGGGGCTTCTGCAGCTTCGGCAGCGTTTGCGGCGGCATTCAGCTTTGCGCCTGCGGCCATAGCTGCGGATGCGTTGCGGTTCTCTTGATCGCGGACGGCGGCTTCGTTTGGCCCAGAGTTGTGACCGGCCCAGCTTGGGATGTCACCTTCATTGGCCAGCTTTTCAGCCTCGCTCAAATCACGGCTAAATTCAGGCGCCTTCTGCTCTGGCGCAGCCTGCTCGGATGGCCCAACAGAATCACCCAAGCCACGGGCTTCCGCCGGGCCGCGTGGATCGCCAGTGGTGCCGCCATCATCAAATGCGTCACGGGCATGCCAGATCGATCCCTCGACCTTGCCGCCCTTCTTGTAGGCCGTGCGTCCGCCCGTCTTCAGCCCGTACAGCTTCTGACGTTCCATGCCCTGTTGGATGCTTTCCATCATGCGCTGGTTGATCGGCTGGATTTGCTTCTGCTCCTCGAACGCCTTGCGGTATGTTCCACGGCCTGTGGCGTCCATCGAGTATGGGTGCACGATGACGTTGCCTTCTGCGCCAACCCGCTTGGCAAGCTGTGCATCAGTAGCATCAGGGGCAGCATAGTGGCGCTGCACGAGAGGCAAATCGCCGACATATTCGCCGAAAGTTGCCGATGGGTATGACGTGTGGGCGAATGATTTGTCCGATGGACCCATGCGATCAGGGTCAAAGCGCACAACACGGTGGCCCAGCATGTTGCCTGCAACGTCGCGCATTGCCGGATCAGTGATCGCAACGCGGGTAACGCCGACGTCGGGTGCTCCCATGTCGCGCATGAACTTGGTGTCGAGCTGCTTAACCAAGCCAGAGCGGTGTGAACCGGGAAGATTACGCGCATACTCGCTGGCTTCCTTGGGGTTTTCAATCCCCGGCCAGTTCTTCATCAGTTCCTTGGCCTTTGCGCGATCCTTTTCAGGGCGATGCAAGCCTTCTTTGACAATGCGGTTGAACGCTTCAGCGCCTTCCTTGGTCAAGCCAGAGCTTGGCACCTGCGCCATGAGAGCATCAAACATATGATGCGAAAAATCGCCAGATTGAGCGCCCATTGGCAAATAAACGCCGTAAACCGGGCCTTTCTTGCTGGCCTTTTGCACCACATTATAGAACGCCTTGGCGTGGGTTGGGTTGTTGGCCCAGACTTCGCCCTTGTTTGGTTCGAGCATGTACTTCGGGCCAGCATGGAGGTCCACCGGCCAAGCCAGTTCCTTGCCATTGATGTGCGTCAACCGGCCCAAATCGGTGCGGTCACCGGCGACATTGATGAATGATCCGCCCTTACCTTCGCGATAAAGGTCTTCCCACGACATTTTGCGTGTATCGAGGGGCTTGACACCCGGAATGTCCGTCACGGTCGATTGCACGTTCGACACGGCGTGGGGGCTAACCAGATTGTAGAAGCTGCCGACGCCTGCCTTGTTGCCCTGCGGAACCTTAAGCGTACCGGCAATGCGCAATGCTTCCTTGACATGCTCAGGGTTGTCGCTGAACGGGCTGACCGTGCGGCTCAGAGCTTCGCGAACCTTGTCGGCATCTGGCGAACCGCCGCCCTTAAAGCCCTCAACGTCGCCGCCTTCGGCTTTGGTGATGTCGGAATTAATAGGAGTAACATGCGATCCATTTGGAACGACGGCAGAAATTGAACCTGAATCTTCGCCTTCGTTTTTATAATAATATCCGTTTTTAGCATTACCTTTTTTCAAAGAAGCCTGCATATAACCATTAGCTTTCCAATCCCCATGAGGGTTTTGGATAGAATTTGTCATTGGCCCGACAATTCGAAACGGTTTAATAGATGGTTTTACATTTTTGGGGACGGGATCACCATTTGAATAAGTTAATGGACCTTTAGGATGCTCATGAGGGTAATAATCTTCTTCTGGCGCATCCACATTGTGACCAGTTAGGCCAAATTTATTACGCTCAAGGATACGTTTTTTACCTGCTAACTTAGTATTGCTGTATTCACGGGTTCCATCCCATTCACCTTCAGCAGGAAAACCAATGGTAGAATGAAGCGCATCTTCTGCTGCTGCCTTTGTGCCAAGATGAAGTCCTGTTTTACCACCACGCATGTCGCCGCTTACAGAACCATGCCACCAAATATTATCGCGTTCATTGTTGCGACCACCATATGCTTTATGGGGAAGTAAATTCACTCTCTTGGCAAGTTCTAAAGGATCCATATCACTGCGCCTTCGTAATGGTTGGGATCACGTTGCCAAGCAACTGGTGGACGGCTGGGTCACTTTCAGGGTGGACGGCGATGTTCTGCGCCAGATCGATCATCTGGATGCGTTCCTTCGCCAGCATGTCTTCCTGCTTCAGCGCTGCAGTAATCTTGTCATTCTGCGCCTTCTGAGCCAGCTCGGCAGCCTTGATCTTGGTCTCGGCAACCTTCGCGTCGGCCAGCTTTTCCTTGATGATCAGGTCGATAGCGTCAACCTTCTTATCGTGTTCGCTCTTGTCATCTGGTGGCACAACGCCACCGGCACCGAACGTCTTGTGCGCCTCAAGCGAGGCCTTGTTGTTGTCCATGTGCAACTTGGCACCGTCAAGCGTGACCTTGGCCTTCGCCAGCATGAGCTTGGTGTCGCTGTCCTGCTTCTTGATCTGCAGATCAGCCATCTTGGCCTGCGCCTCTGGATTGTTCTGCGGCCCCATTGATTCTGGTGGCACCATGAACTGCTCAGGATTGGACCAACCAATGCCCTGCAACGCCACACGATCCACTGCAATCGGGTCATACATCGCTGGGTTTGCGGCCTGCAACTGCTTCAACGCCATGACCTTCATCAGGCGCTGGGTCTGGCTGGCCGTGTTCGGGTCAGCCTGCGGTACGAGGTCCACCTGATTGATGGCACGGATGAATGTTTCTTCGTCCCACTGCCTAGCCGGACGGCGGTTCTTCTGCCAGAACGATTCGGGGTTCTCGCGGAAGCAGCGCACCAGCAGCTCGAACTCTTCCGACTGCGAGTTGTGCATGCGCTTGTGGACCGAGGACATGATCTTCGTGGCTTGGTCGATCAACGCAATCGTGGTGCCGACCGGCGCATCCTGCTTGCCTTCGCCGACAGCCTGCTCAGACGTTCCGCCGACACGCATGCCGGTCTGGTTGATGTTCTCGACGAGCGACATCAGGCCGGGACCGACGTCCTTATAGGGAAGCGGCATCACGGCGTCTTGGATCGGAGCGCCACCGGTCTTGATCAGTGCGCCACCGCCGGGAGGAATGCGGAAGATGTTCGTGTTCTGCCGCGCACCCGCATCGGAATAGAGGAAGCCGGGGAAATTGGCGTACATGCCAGCGTCAAGCATCTCGCGCCATGCGGCGGTCAATGCGTTCGTGGTATTGCCGAGGATGTGCAACAGGCCAAGGTCATAAAAGCCCATGCCCGGCACAAACGTGTACTTCACAAATGTCTGCCGTGGCTCAGGTAAGTCCTTGGTGTCCTCGTCGTAATTGCGGACGATGGACAAGATTTCATGGGACGACACGTCGATGGTCACGCGGTATGGGATTTCCAGACCGGTTTCCTTGCCGTCGCGACGATGCTCGAAGCCTGCGATCTCTAGTTCGCAATAGCACTCATAGATTTCACGGTCACGATCTTCTGGATCGTCTGCGCCGTTCTCGCTAATGCCCTGCTGCGCCTTCTTCTCGCGCTGCGCGGCGTCGAGCTTGATCTGCTTTGCCTGCGATAGGTCCACATCGTGGTACACGCCAAGGATTTGCATCCGCTTGACGGTCGATGGCCGCATGTAGATACGGTGGGTTATACGCGTGGCGTTGTAGAGATCGGTGGCGCTGTTGTTGACGATGAGGTCGTCGGCGTCGATGCTTTCGCTAACTGGACGGTTGCGAAGGGGACAGAAATATACCTTCTTGAACGCCGTCCCGCCAAAGCCCAGCATGAGGAGCATTCGGTCGGTATCAGGGTAATATTCTCTGGCAGTGGCCGTGAGATAATGGTTGAGGTCGTTTTCGAGGTCATTGGCCAACTCGTCGCTTGCGTCGGTGGCGTTGTTGTTGTCCTCGCGGATTTTCACCGGCCCATCCGTCGGGAGCAGCTCCGAACGTGCGTTGGCTTGGAAGCGTAGCACTGCTTCAAGCAAGAGTGGGTGGCGTACACGAGACATGCCTTCAACCGGCGCACCGTCGGCGGCACCGGCAAGACCGGGGATTTCGACCTTAAGTCCCAGAAGCTTAATGCCCTGAGCACGATCTTCAATCCACTCTTGACGAGATTTAAGATCACCCTCGATACCCTTCATCAGCTCTTCGGATATGCGGCCCAGCTCGTCCTTCGAGATATCCTCGACCAGATTGTCAAACCAGCGCTTGCTGCGGCTAGACTTGTCGGCCTTTTCAAGCGGCGATCCGTCTATGGTGAACTCGATTGAGCCGTCGGGGAGTTGGATAGACATGATGTTGCCATGCTCGTCCACCTCCGTTGATGGGGCATCTTCCGCGATCTCAATTTCGAAGTCATCCATGATCGGGCCTATGCTGCAACGGCTACGGGGGTGCCGCCCATGGGGTCGGTCGGCAGGTTGGTCTGCGGCACTATAGCAGGTTTACAGCCAGAAAGCATGTGCTTTTCCGCGTAGGCCTGCGCCGTGGTCTCGCAGTTGAATTTCTCGGCGTCCTGAATGCTGCGTGTCCACCGGTGAGGATACATCCACTCTCCCTTGATCTCGTGATTTCGCGCGATCCAGACGTCTTTGTGTACCTTCAACCCGTAAACAGCCATGTCATACCCCGTAAAGTGCTTCAGGTTGCCGCCCAATGTGATGGCGGCTCTCGTCGTAACTATCCTGCACCTCATCCGTCCTGAGAATAAACCCGGATCGGCGCAGATAACGCATGGCCATCGAGACGGTATCGACTAGATCGTCGTGCTTGGCTTTCGGGAAGCGCATGCACTGACTGATCACCTCGTCGGCCCAAGCCTTGTCGGGGCAGTAGACCAACCCCTCCTCAAACAGATGCTGCACCGAATACAGACGGGATTGCTTGTCGATTGAGCCGGGGTCTTCGAGCTGGACGCCAAAGTTCTTCCCTGAATACATCCTTCTGAGTTCCCGCGCAACTGGCATGCCCACAGACTTGTTTTCGATCAGCAGGCGGCTGACCTTCCACCGGATNCAGCTCTCGCTGACCTTCTTNATAAGCTCAGGCATTTCAAGGTGTTCNTGCCACGCATGCATCANCATGATTCGCGGCGGAACTTCCTTCTCGTCGTAGGTACGGGTAATTTGCAACCGCCCGTCNTTACCCATCATGCGGGTGGCGTGTGTCTTGGGGTCGTCAGTCCAAATACCCCAAACGGTGAGCGCCGACGGGTCGTTCTCGGTCTTCTCAGTGTAGGCCGTGTCCAGTGACGCGATGATGTAATCGAACGGCGGATACTGCGGCTCGTCCCATAACTGCCAGTGGCGGCGCTTGATGATACCGCCATCTTCTGGGGTTGGCTGCTGCTGGAACTGGCCGGACGCGGCATAGGTTCCCATGATCTTCTTGTCGCGATCCACCACATGCCGAGGGAACCGGTCGGGGAACATCAGTTCGCCCTTCTCGGTGCGGGGGTCTTCCCAGCCAAGCAGCGTCGGCGCGGCGCGGTCGGGGTCGAACTCCATTGGGATCATGATGTGGTCATAGCCCAACTGCTTCTCGATGATCACACCAGACACGTCTTCTTCGTGCAGGCGCTGCATGATCACGATGATCGCCGACTTGTCGGGGTTGTTCAGACGGGTTGGCACCGCCTGCTCAAACGTCTCGATGGTCGTGGATCGTTTCTGCTCGGACGACGCGCTCGACACTGAGTGCGGGTCATCGATGATGACCCTGTCGCCACGAGCGCCGGTCATGCCGTCGAACGCCACAGCCTGCCGGAACCCGGTCGCCGTGGTCTCGTACTTGATCTTCTCGTTCTGATCGCCGGTGATCGTGACCCGGTCGCCCCAACGCTCCTGATACCATTCGGATGCGACAAGACGCCGCATCTTCACCGAATCGCGGATGGCAAGCGGCATGGCATGCGAGGCGCAGACGTAGCGCAGATACGGCATGTTGCGCGGTCCCCATTCCCATGAGGGCCACAGTACGTTGCAGAGCAGGGACTTCATCGCACCGGGCGGCACGTTGATCAGCAGGCGGTTATAGTACCGTTCGTCGTCGATCATCATCTCGTCGGTGATGGCTTCGAGGTGCATAGCGATGGCCTCGATGTGCCAGTTGTGCAGGTATTCCTGCCCCGGCTCGATGACGTGCCAAGCCTGCTTGATGTACTCGACGAACGACAGTTCGCACATGCGCTTCTCGACCTTGAAGCGTGATGCGTCGAGATTAATCTTCTGTCCGTCGAGGTGCATGAAGTTCATAAGATGATGTCTTCCACCCTGTTCATAAACTCGACCACAGCACCGCGCAGGTCTTCAAGCTTGTTGGCATTGTAGACCGCATACTCGGCGTTCTCGCCCTCGACGTGCTCCCATGCCGCGTCGGCCACGGCTGACCAAGCAGCCTTGTATGTAGCGCCAAGCTCATCCCAATCTTCAAATTCGGCAGCGCTGCCATCTATAAGCTTAATACACCAAGCCTCATACAGCTTTCGGGTTAGTTCCTCATGCGTCAGCATCGACCATCTCCACTCCTAATGCCTTGGTTGCGTTATCAGCAATCGACCACATCCTACCGCGCATCTCGTCGTGTAGCTTTTCAAGCCGGTGGACATTCTGCTTCACGTCGTTTTCCGCCATCGCCCACGCGCACTCAGCTACATTCCGCCAAGCCATATGCTGGGCCGGGGTCAGGTGTTCCCATGGGGTTACATGCTCAGAGCCGCTCTGGTTATGCACGGTGTACAGCGTCAGTGCCATCTCTTCTCGCGTCATGATCTTCCCTCTTCGATGTGCTTAAGGATGCGCTTCAGCATCTCGTGGTCCTGCTTCGAGCGCCGGTCATTGTCTTTGCCTTCGAGCCTCTGGCCCACCATAATCAAGGGTAATGCCACGAGTTGGATAACTCCCCCGCTCACATAGAAGACAATCTGCTCCCAGCTCTTATCGATCGAGGGCAGCAGTGACCAGAAGGTGAACGCATAGACGCAAGCCATCGACGACATCGCTGTGACGGTGTGACGAGCCAACCAGTCGTTGAACGTGCTAATATATGATATCGTCTTCTTCATGGCCTGTAATCCGATCCGACTGCGCCGTGAACATTGTCCTTGCTCCACTTGTACCGGTAGCGGAACGTTCCTCGGCCTTTCCAATGGTCATTGAAAGCTTGGGCAACTTCGCCTGCCATCTCCCAGCCGGTGCCGTACTTGTCGTCAGCCGTAACGGTTCCTTCCCACATCTTGGTCTGCACGGCAGCGCGGCGCTTCTCCTCACGCATGCCTTGCTTGGCTTTTTGATCAGCTTTCCAGTCTTCTGTCTGCATGTCGGGATTGGCCATGATTATAGCTTCAAGCAAGTCCATGACAATTGCCGCGTCATGCGCGATCTGGTTGATAGGATCATATTTGCGAAGCTCCACGACCAGTGATTCAATCTGGTTCTGGCATGCGGCCAAACTCTTAATCGCGTCTGTGTAATGCTTGCGCTTGACCATTGTGGCCATCTCGGCCTTCATGCTGTTGATCTCAGCCTGCCAAACATCGGCCAAATGATCGGCCAACTTTTCCTCGGAGATAGCAACCTCCCACCAGCCGCGCTTTGTCGCATCGGCAAGATTGTCCCAGCCGATACGGACGTTCGGATTGGATTTCTTCCAGAAAATCTCAAACATTTCCTGTGCGCGTTTATACATCGTAATTCTCCTTATCTACCCACTTTTCAATCCGGATTGGCCCAAAGCGCCAATATTGAATATCCCGCCAACGATCAGAGTATGAGTTTGTCCGCCACCACTTGCGCCAACCCATGCCAACCCAATTAATCATCCATGTCGTCTTCATTCGGCCCCTCGATTGCTGCCACAAGCGCTTCACGCACCGCAATGAGCTGATCGAGGTCAAGCGCTTCTGCTTCGATCACACGGCCTTCCACGACCTTGACGTTGGCATTTACGTCGATCTTTTCGCCATAGCGGAACCGTGCCAAACGGATCGCCTGCCACCTGCGCTCGTTCACCAGCTCCTTGCGCACTTCCCACGGCGTTTTGGACCACTCGCCAAGACCACGCAGGATTGCCTCGTTCTCCTCGACGCGCGGCTCGATGGAAAGCTCACGCGCACGGGCGTATTCTGACATGAAATACGGGTCACGATGCAATTCCCGGTTCATCGTGCGGTAATCGAGCTTCACTTCTGGGTCTGCACAGATGTCGGTCGCCGAGCGTCCAATGGCAATCTGCTCACAAACGTAAGCCTTCATGTCATCGTTCATCAGCCGTGGTGGTCCGCGTTTNGCCATTTACATTCTCCTGTTCTGACAGGTTGTACACACATCTTGCAGNCATGACAAGTATGGGTTGATCAACAATATAATGATGTATATGCGTATTGTCTTCATGTTGTAACAAGAAAGGAAGATAACATGAGTGCTGCATACATTCTTAGCGATTTCGATGACATTTTTGAAAAGAGACTTGATTGGCCCTTGCATCAAATGTTGGTTGGCCACACGATCATGTTGATTGATCCAGAATTTATTAAACGTCGTGGTTACGCCCACACATACGGCAGGTCGAAAGGGTGGAAATTCATCACAAAAGTGAAGGATGGAGCCTTATACATCAAACGAACCCATTGAAAACAAACAACAAAAACCCGCTAGCGATGGCGGGTTTTTTTATACCTAGTTTAGATATGCAATGACTATCCTTAAACCATTTTGTCAACCGATTGTCGTAAGTCCTTGATTTTTCACTCTAAATCATACTATTATTATTACTTATTATTATTATTATTAATTATTATTATTATTATCTCTTGTATCTCAAACAGTGCTAAAGAGTATCCTTATAGGTATATCCTTTTAGTATCGGTNCTTAAGGGATTTTTAAAAGAGAATATCTCAGAGAATACGTATATCTTACTTTTAAAAATGTTTATNTGCATTTTAATGAATGATTTCAATAACTTAAACGTTTTTGGATTAAGATATGCCGTTTATGTATTCCACTACCTTTAGTTCGTCACACNGCTATGGCATATTCCTCCAACAAACGGAGAAACCCTATGCTCACCTTCAAATTCAACTACCTTCTTACCCCGACAGCCCCCATTAAGGAGACTAAGCCTATGACTTGGAACTATCGCGTCATCATGATCCCAGCCGAAGAGGACGTCCTGTTCTCGTCCGACGTTTTCGTCATCCGTGAAGTCTTCTATGACAGCGAAGGCGACATCGAGTTCTGGTCCGAAGAGGACGCCAGCGCCATTGGCGATAGCTTCGAAGAACTCTGCGAGGACTATGACAACATGACCGAGGCCTTCAACAAGCCTATCCTCGTGCTCACCGAGGACGAAGACGGCAACACGACCCTGTTGGAGCTTGACGAGAGCGAAAACGAAGAATAATAGCTCTGCACCCTCCGGCACGTTCCTGCTTAGCACACTACCGGAGGGACCAGTTTTTCAAAGTGTAGCGCAGTCTGGTAGCGCATCTGCTTTGGGAGCAGAGGGGCGTAGGTTCGAATCCTACCACTTTGACCATTTATAGCAGTGTAGAGCAGTTTGGTAGCTCGTTTGGCTCATACCCAAAAGGTTACAGGTTCAAATCCTGTCGCTGCAACCATAGGTCGGCCATGTCTGGTTTGTGTTCTGGCTTGGTCAAGCGGCTGTACGTCCGTATTGAACGTTAACACAATGCTGCCATTGCTGTACGGGGGCATGGCTTAAGACAATGGCAGCGCATCAGTATGCGCCACCATAGCCCGTACCCCTTTACATCACCAAAAGGCGATGCCGATGTCTTCTTTTAAATTTAATCTCAACTGAGCAAGGCTGGTATGACCGAAGCCTTTTACATTGAGAAGATCGTCGCTTTTCTTCCTTAAAAGATCTCCGATGGTTTTAACACCGAGATTTGACAGACAACGATCCGTTCTTGAACACATGCCTAAATACTCAAGCGGAACATCCAACACGCTGTCGAAATCTCTTTTCCACAAATAATCCTTCATAACACGTGACCCCTTCAAATGATTGAGCCGCAGTTCACGGCGGTGGCGAATGCATACAGTGCCTGCATGTGGATGCGCCGCTTAAACTTCAACGGGCCTTTAAAGCAGGCTGCGAATAGCCGCCCTCGCTCGTAGTTCCACCGTGCATTAAGATCATGCTCAAAAACATTGTCGGCCAGTGGCAGCCCCTTGTGGGCCTCGTTATAGCCCCTTGCAAACGGTGCCGATCGTAGGGCAGCCGTTGCCACCCCCATTACTGTTCCCATGTTTGCCATGATCAATACCCCATCTCGGTTGCGAATGCGTCGTGTTCGGCTATTAATTGTTCAAGCTTGGCTTGAAGTTCGCGACGCTCATTGATCATGTTCTCAACTACTTTCCGCGTGATGCGAAGCTCAGTGTAAACCCTTTGTGCGCCGTCGATCCACCCTGCCGCCCAGATATCATGCAGCCGATCGCCAGTGCGGTATGGGTTGCTTTCATACAATTCGCCAGTACGGGCTGCGTAGGCACCATCGGCTTTTGCGGTGTTGTTCATTTTAAATCTCCATTTATGTGGGGAGCGGGGGCCGAATCCCCTTATTTGCAATGTTCTGCGATGTAGGCATAAGCGCCCATCTGTGTATTGAAAGTCGGCGCGTTCCAAGCGAAGTCACGCTCGGTCTCGGTTCCTTGATTAGTCTTAACTTCGATCCGGAAACCGTACTGATCTTGGTATACATAAAACACGTTTTGCATCTTCAATCTCCATCTGGGGGGACACCGTGTCCCGCCTGATCTTTATTGCATGCCGCCAAACCTATGTCAAACAAAAAAATGCACGAATATGATAAAAAAATAGGGCCACCCGCAGATGGCCCCAAGTCAGGGAGGAACGCGCTCAGGAAGAGCGCAACTCTTTATGAACCTTCTGGATGATCTTTTCAAGCTTCCTGACGCGCACGAGGTTCCCGCGTTGCTGGGCGTAAGCCTGCGCCCGGATTAACTGCACTAGAGTTGGCTGTCGCATCACGCATCCTCCTTCACATATAGTCGAACCTTATCAAGCAGCTCTTTGTACTTCTGCTCTGCTTCAAGCAACCATTTAGCTTGCATGACGTTTATCTTTTGCAGTCGTTCAATCTCATCGGCCTGTTCCTTAATTGTTTTATTTAAAGCGTCTACTGCCTCTAAATAATTTGCAGTAGTAAATGGGTTTGTTGTTACCATCACTCCCCCTCCTTCAATGCAGCAAATATACCAATTCTATCTAACGCCAATTGAGCATATTTTGGATTTAACTCGCACAATATAGAGTTACGGTTATTGTTTGAAGCTACTAAACCCGTGGTCCCCGCCCCACCAAAGGGATCAAGCACAGTTCCACCTTCTGGACATCCTGCTAAGATGCAAGGCTCAATCAGATCAGGCGGGAAAGTGGCAAAGTGTGCGCCTTTAAATGGTTTAGTGGTTATTGTCCAAACAGAGCGTTTGTTACGATTTTCGGTATTTCCTACAGCCTTCATTGTTCCATTTGTTTTAAATGGAACGCGGTTACTTCCTAATTGGTTCGGTAAATTATTTTGGCTTAACCGACTAATTGAACTATTGGCTACAGGTTCTTTAATCGCTTCATGGTCAAAATAATATTGCGGCGACTTGGACAGAAGGAATATGTATTCATGCGCCTTAGTACAACGATCCGTTACCGACTCAGGCATGGGGTTAGGCTTGTGCCAGATGATGTCTTGCCGCAGATACCAGCCGTCTGCTTGTAAGGCAAAGGCGACACGCCACGGAATGCCTATTAGGTCTTTGTGCTTTATTGACGACCCCGCAAACGTGCTTGCCATTCTGTTTTTTGCACTTCCTTTTGGAACCAATGTGCCTTCGCTGTCTCCCCTTGTTGTGTCAGGCGTTGCTTTGCCATCACGATAAGAAGCATAACTATCGCCAAGGTTAAGCCACAACGTGCCGTCATCCCGCAAAACACGCTTTACTTCGCGAAATACTGCCACCATTTCGGCAACAAATGCTTCAGGTGTTTGTTCCAAACCAATTTGGTCGTCCATTCCATAATCCCGCAAACCAAAGTAAGGCGGGGATGTTACGCAAGTATGCACTGA